TATCTAAATTAATTATTTCTCTGTACTCATTAGTTTTTGGTGTAAAAGGTATGACTTGTCCCTTAGCATCAAGTTGCATTGTGTTACTTATTCGATGTGATACTTTTCCACTCTTCATATATTTTTTTGGCTTCCAAGCAAATGTTACATCTGTTTCTAACACTACAGGATTTTGTAGAGCATTCTTTATAAAATCACCTTTTAATGCTTTGTCAATTTGTTGACCAGCAACACCCTTAATTTGAAAACCTTCTGTAAACGAACCAATATCTTTTTGGCCTTTACTTGCAGAAGGTTGAGCACTTTCAATAATCTCTCCTTCTGACCACCATTCCCTACCTCTAGGTTCATTAACTCCTTCAATGTATTCCATTCTTTCTGAAATCATTCCTGCTTCACCTGGTAAAGTACCAGCATCTTGTAGTGCATTCTTAAGAAGATTAGGCATAGGAGACTGGGATTTTTCAAATTTACTTCTTGTTTCAGATTGTTTTTTAGTTTGATATTTTGCAGCATCAGGGTCAACTACATCTGGTTCGGCTAGTTGTGATTGTTTGGGTCCTTCTTTACCAGCCCATTTACCAGCATGTTGACCAGGGGTTATTTGTTTTTCCCAGTTAGAAATAAGTCTTTCTGATTCAGACATAACTAATTGTTCTTTAGTTACAGGAGTATCTTTTTGAATTGTCTTTTTAAATTTTGATTTATACATAATATCTAAATCATCTACATCTATTATTTTGTCACCTGTTATATTTAATTTATTAATTATTTTGTCTGCTGATTCTCTGTTTGATTTATTTCCAGATTTATCAATAACATTTTGACTTTGTAAATATGTGTAAGCTGTTTCTTTGTTAAGTGTTTTTACTTGTTCTTCTAGTAAATTAGAAACAACATTTTTTTGTTTTTCTAATCCAGCTACTGTTTTATCAACTTCTGCATTACGCTTATTAACTCTTTCAATATTTAATATTCTAGGAGTTAGATTCTCTTCAACATTTAATCTTTCACCTTTAGTATTTTCTATTGTATTAGTAATCATATCTAGTTGACTTTCTAATGTTCTAATAGATATGTTAAATCCGCTATCTGTTGCTGATTTAGTTTCTATACCAAATTCTTTAGCATAAGCTGCAGCAGATTTTGACTTAGGGTCAACTGATTCTGCCATATCTTTTACAGCACCATTTCTTGTATCAATAAGCATAGGATTACCTTCAGAAAAATCCATAATGTTCATCTTGCCTGCATCTGACCTAGCTGCTTCTTCAACTTGTGCAGCCATTTCATCTGCTACATCTGTAATAAATGCTTCTCTCTGACCTTCATTAGCAAATTGAAGTGTTGAATCTTTATTAACTAATTCTTCAGCTCTTTGATTTATATTATCTCTTCCTACTGTACGAATTTGAGCGTCTATTCCTGGAGGAAGATTTAAATTTAAAGCATCTGATGTATTAACAAATTGTCTTCTCTTAGCATCATCTAATTCTTTACGGATTCTTTTTTGTGCTTCAATTTCTTGTGGAGTAGGATTTCTTAAACCTGTTTCTCTTCTGTTAGACATATTATAAATATTTCTTCTACCTCTATCAGAAATATTTTTATTACGTTCTCTAATAATTTGTTGAAGTTGTATTTTTTGTTCGTCTGTATAATTTGAAAAAGTAGGTTGAGGTTTTTTCTTAGCAGATTTCTTAGCTGATTTGTCAGCAGCTTCAGTATAAGCATCACCAAAAATTGCTGCTCCTTCTAATGCTATCTTTTCCTGTTTCTGCATTCTAGTTTGAAGGTTTATTTCTTTCATTAACTCTTGGGCTCTTTTTCGGTCACCACCAGATTTTATTAAATCCGCTAACTCTTCTTGTAATAAAGTTAATGTATCTTTTTGTTTAGCCATTAGAGAATCACTTGTCTATCTAGTTTGGCAGATAACACTTGTATCTCCCCAGATATTTCCTCCAACTTTTCTGTTATGTCATTACTATTTACAGTTGAATTGTCACTACTATTTACAGTTCCATCGTAGTCTATATATGTAACCCATACATCACCTTGTGATATAGCAGCTGCAACATAAGGATAAACATCTTTATATGCATTAACACTTGAACCAACAAAGCCATCTTTTTGCACAAGATTACTAGTTTGTGAATTACCTAATAATAAACAACCAGCAGTATTCTCATCAGTATTACCAGTGTGCCATAAAATATATTCAAATCCTGGTACATCATTCACATGTATCATACCTTTGTGCATGTCACCATATTTAGCTTGATATTTACTGTGGAATCCACCTTCTTTTCTTAAAGAAAGTTTGTATTTACCAGCAGGTATTCTAG